GACAATCATTATACAGAGTTTCATGCAGATCAAAAAGAAAATACTTTTAGTATTGTAGGATTTCTTACACCACAATGGGCTGAAGAATGGGGTGGAGAATTAAATATAGAAGGAAAAGTTATAAAATATAATCCCGGTGATTTTATATTATTTGAATCTACAAAATTGCATCAATCACAGAAAATAAAAAAAATACCTTACTGGAGAACATCAGTTAGTTATGTTATTGAAAAATAATTAAGATGAATAAGAAGTAGGTCTTGCACCTAATCTAGTAATTTTTTCAGCGTCAGTTTCAGTAGAATTACCATCTGAATCTACTGCATTATCATTATCCCAATTATATTGTAATTTAGCTAAATGTGCTAAATCCCATTTAGATGAAAATTGATTGATTTCTCCAATGTTTGCATCAGCAAATGATGAATGGGGTGTCTCATCTCTGTATTCTACTTGGTCAGAAGTAACAGACGTTCCATGTTGAATAGCCCAAATATTTGAGAATTTAGAATCAGACCAAAAAGAATCATCAGATATAAAATATCCAATACCTTCACTAGCCCCTTCTGCATAATTTTTAATTACTATTTTATCATCAAATACTATTGTCCAATTTGCGTTTGTTGCCATATTTTCTCCTAAGTTTTTATAATATAAATAATTGTTAAATAAGGTTGTAAAACTGAATTTGCATTCCCAGCAAAGTTTGCACTCATATTATGAGAGTGAGCACTACCTGAACCTGTAGAAGATACTGGAAAACTTCCCGCATTTCCAGGGCCAGCAGTAGGTACACCACTATAAGTACCACCTTGTGGTCCACCTGAAAAGGTGTGATTATGAGAAGCAAGTTGTGCTATTGATAAAGAAGCATTTGCTGTTGAACCACCAACGTTTCCTGTTGGTGTTACTGTATTTGCTCCACCTGTTGAAGCTAAAGCTTTAGTTCCAGATTTACCTATCGGTACATTATCCGCTAAATCAGGTGTATTAAAAGTAGTTGAACCATCACCTGCACCATAAGTCGTACCTACGATTGCAAATAATGCTGAATAAGTTGATCTTGAAACTGCTGCACCATCACATTCTAAGAATCCAGATGGAACTGATGCTGAAGACCATGGAACAATCGTTGCTGTAGGAATACCTTCTATACCTGTAAGGTTTGCTCCATCAAAATCATATTTAGTTGCTTCGTAATTTGCCATATTATTTCTCCGTGTATGTCCATCCTGTTGTAGCGTCTCCAGAATATACTAATCCAAAAGCTGCACCTTGTGTATTAACTACAAGATCCGCTGCTCCATTAGCTATATTAGAAGAGTTTCTACCAACAGTCAATGCGTTAGTGTTGAAATCATAACCTTGATCTACAAAATTTACCGTATCTCCTGTAGAAGGTGATGCGGGCAGAGTTATAGTTACTGCTCCACCATTTGTATTTACTAAAATTTGTGCTCCAGCTTGAACTGTTTCTGCACTAGAGATTGCTCTCCATTTTCTTAATTCTGAAGACTTATAAACGTTAGTTCCATCTGACCATAAAGTGTAAGAATGACCTTCACATAAAAGAACACCTGTACCCGATGTAGTTTTAAAAGTTAAAGTGTTTCCTGCATGATCACATGCGTTTTCAATGATGTATGTTTTTTCAACTGAATCTGGAATAGTTACATTAAGGTTTCCTGCTAAAGTACCTGTTAATTTAATAACTTCATTTTTACCGTTTGATACAACTCCGTTTGAAAAAGTTAAAGCTCTACTGGCATTGGTTACGTTAAAAGCATCGTATCCACCAATTGCTTGTTCTAAAATTAATAAGTTTGTATTTGTGATTGCGCCCCAAGTTCCAGAGTTTTCACCTGTTGCTTGTACTGTGAGTTTTAAACTTGCTGATGTTGAGTTAGCCATATTTTAATTCCTTATACTATATATTTTATAAAATTAAAGAGTTAGTGTCAAACTCTTTATGCAGCGACTTCCACCCAACCAGGAGGATCTGTAGGTGCTGAACCTGTCGGAACGCTGTTCCAAATTAGAGCATTAGCACTATTTAAGTTCATAGTCAAGGCTAATCCAGTTAGTGCTACATCTACGTGAATCACTACACTAGGAGAAGCTAACTGATTATTCATAGAAATACCTGTAACATCTACAGGAGTATTTAAATCAACGGCCACAGAACCTAGGTTAACGGACATTGCTATTCCAGTAACATCCGGTGAAACATCTCCAGTCATACCTAATTGACCTAAAGCACCAATCATGAAATTACCTGTAATCATTGCATCAGGTGCAGGATCTACTACTCCTAAAGTCAATTGAGCCACGTTTAAAGTATTAGCAGTTACAGTTGCACCACCACTAATTTCTGTAGGAGTTCCTACAGCCGCAGTCATAGCTATTCCAGATACATCTACATTTGCATATTGACCTTCAACCCCCCAAGCATTACTGCTCCAGAATTGTCTGCCCCAACCTGTTTGGTTAAATGCTTCTATTGTACCTAAAGCCATGTTGGCTTGATTACCTGTAGCCATAGCGTCAGGACCAGCATCTGCTGTTCCTAAAACATTAGTCATTGGTAATCCTGATGGGAATGTTACTACAGCAATATCGATTGATACATCTCCAACAACGGCAGTCATCGGAATTCCACTCGGGATTGGGAGTACGTCTATTTGAGTTGTTGCTGTTCCTAAATTAATAGTTGTTGCATCACCTTCAGCAATTAAAGTACCTTGGATACCCCAAGCCTGAACACCCCATTCGAGTCTACCCCAACCTGCATTAATTTCACCTGCAGTGGTTTCGTCTCCTAAAGAATTGGTAAGTGCTATTCCAGTTACTTGTACAGTAGGATTAGCGTTATCTCCCCATTGGTTTTGACTCCAAAAGCCGGTGTTCCAAGTTCCTGATGCCATAGGAGGCTACCTCCTAATTAACCAGAGATTCTTAAAATCGCTGCTGTTGATGTAGCTGCTGGGAATTGAATTGTAAAAACACCTGATGTAGCTGTTTTATCTGCTCCAAAATCTAAAACACATACTGCAGCATTAGTTGTAGCTGATGATGTGTTATAAATTAAAGCGCCTCTAGCAGTTAGAGTTACGCCTGTAAAAGATCTGTCACTAAAATCAACTCTTGCCACACCTGCTGTTAATGATGTTCCTAGATTAACTAGTAGTCCACCACCTGCTGTGTATTGACCAGTGTTAGCAACTTCATTAGTTGCTGAGTATGCAGTTGTTGCTGAGTTTAGAGTTGCTGAAGAAGTATAAAGAGCTATTTTAAATTTATCTTGACTTGCTAAAAAATTCATATCTGCTTCGAAAAGCTGTTTCTTAAATGCGTTTGCAATTGCTTGTGTTATTGCCATAATTTTTCTCCTATTGTTTTCCTATTCGAGGAACACCTGCTTGGTATTCATCCCGTCTTCGTCTTCCCATTTGTTCAATTGAGAATCCTTTAACAGCCTCTACGTACTTACTATCATATAACTGAAGCATGTCAACAGGACCTTTTAAAAATCCATAAGCCTCTGCGAGGCACGCATATAAAAGTCCATTGGGAAAATATGTACTAAGATATGTAGTTGTATTTGTAGCCGATAAACCAGGATCTTTCAAGACATAATTTAACTGAATTGTATAAGTAGCGTCAGGCGTAGGAGCCATTACGATAGTGTCTTGATCCCACCAACTATAGTACTTAGGCACCCCTGTCGCTCCCGTAGGGTTAAATTCAGACATAAAACTAGTGTCTCTGAACTGTAAGAAATCTCTATTATCTGCAGAAGCGGTGCCGTCGGAATCTACAATTTGAGCCGATCTTATGATTAAAGCGTTAGTAGGAGTGTCTATAAATCTAGTACTAGTTAATACATTCGCCGTAGCATATCTTCTGTTATTATCTGAGTCTACCTCTCTTAAAATTCTAAATTCAACATTTTCAATTATATCGTTAAGAATGCTATCTGTTAAAACGTTAGCACTAACTTCAGTGTAGTCTCTAATTTTTTGTATTAATTCTGCGTATGTCATTTATTAAGATCTCCCATCCGTTATATTAACATTTAAAGGACCAGCAATACAACCATTTCCTCCACCAGGTCCATACACATCTATTAAAAAAGTACCTGGACTTGTAGCAGGTATATTATAACCGTTTTGATTAGTAATTGTTGGGGGCTGACCTCCACTTGGAGAAGTTGTGGTATTTAAAGAAACAACATTTCTTGTTCCAAAAATATTGGCTCCTGAACTGTGAGCACTTGCAATAGTATTATTAGGAGTCTGTCCTCTAAAGGGTGCATTAGTTCCTCTAATTAAACCTGATAAAGTTTTTGTTCCAGAATTATATGTTGTATATTGAATTACTTCATTTTCATATAACCCACTTGTAGAATTAATTTTTTCAATCATTATAAAGCCTCCAGTAGAAATAAAACCAAGGTCATCTGTAACAGTCAGAGTTTGAGTTGTAGCATCTATATCCGTTGCTAATGTTGTAGATAATTCTAATTCTTGAATACTTCTTTGAAGAGCAGTTGTAAGGGATAATAAAGGTTGTTGGATACTCATTAGTCTTACTGCATCATTTATTTGTATTCCACTATTAGGTTGATCAATGACATAAGTTGTAAAAGTACCACTGCCTCCAGTAGAGATAGGATTAACCGGTAAAAAATCTCCAGTAGGTAATTCTAATCTATCAGGTCTTGGGTGCATTAATCCTTGTGGATCAGCAGTAAAAGGTTTTGGTTCTAATTGAGGTTGTTTAGGTTCGTATTCAGAAGTATGAACTCTAGATCCATTCCATTCTCTAACCATTTCAGTATAGGGAAATTGCAAACCACTTCGGTCTGAAATAAATAATGCATGTTTTCCTCTTGCCGTGTTTCCCATAATTACATACTCGGATAATAAGTTTTAGGTGAAAGGAAAGCACTGCTTGAAGAACCATCTTCTTCTAGAGCTCTCGCCAATTCATCTTCATAAATTAATTTTAATTCTTGTATTCTTGGTGGTGCGTATTTCATTGCTAAGTAATAGGCTAGGCCTGCAACCATGCAAGGGACAAATCTAAAAGGAACATTTGTTGCATTAGTGTAGTCTCCCGCATCTTGAATTCTTTTTTCGTAATAAAAATTTATAGTATCTCCGTTTTGAGTAGATCCAGGTGTCAAATATAATTGAATTAAGACTCTATCTATAAATCTTTGAACAAAATATTGCGAAGGTTGTCCTGTTGCTGTTTTGTTAGAAAGAGCTTGGTATTGAGATCTATTGATTTTCTCTAAAGGGGAGTCTACATTAGAACTGTTTCTATAAGAACATTCTAAAATATCCGAAGCCTGGTTGACAAAATTAGTAACAGCTGCTGCATTTAAATGCGTTGCTGCAGTAGTCCCGTTAACTCCACGTGTCACTCCTGTCAGTTCTAAAGTACTAAATCCTGTGTAAGAGATGTTCTCACTTCCTACATTAATAGTACCCTCGGTAGGCATATCAGTGATCGAGGCTAAAGTAATTCCAGTTGTGGCTGTTGTTGAAGTAATCGCTGCAGTTAGAGTAGAGGTTATTCCGTTAGAATTACCATCAGCTGTTGAACGATAAATTGAATATTCGTTTTGGCCATTAACTAAATTAATATTAGTATTTGCTACTTCCCAAAAATGAAGACCTCTGTTTCCCCATTCAGAAAATAAAATATTTAAAGAACGTCTAGCAGTTTTTAAATTATAACCGCTCATATCGAACTGACCTATTCGATTATAAGATTCTTCAATTATCTCATCGACAGAGAATGTCTTATCAAATGTTGTAGTGCCTGAAGTAACATTGGCCATTAGTTATCCTATGTAAAGGTTATAGTAACACCAGGTGTGTCCGTTAAGTCTACATAAACACCTTCTTTAAATAAAATACCTGAACCAGGAATTAGGACATTTAATCCTTCTGTTCCAAATCTATACGTAACAATTATAGCTCCAGCTGCTCCACCACTTTTTAAAACGACACTAGCACTAACAATACCTTCTGCTTGAATAGAAGTTACTCTAGCTCTTTGCGTTGTAGGAACCATTTGGCCATCTACAACTATGTGTCTTATTGATTGGTCACTTGAAAATGAACTCATATTTTTTCTCCTTAAAATTTGTAGGAGCCCCGAAGGGCTCCATTAATTATTTATTATTCTTAACCATTAAAGTTTTGCAAATAAGAAATAGATAAGTAACCAGTACCGTTTCCAGTATTAGTTGCGTTACCTGAAACGATAACATCTGTACCAACATTATTAGTTGCTGCTCCAGATATATCTGCCCAACCAACTGCAATACCAGTTTTAGCTGCTGTAACTCTGTGGTTACCAGCTGAACCAATTGCTTCTGCTGCTACATAGTAGTCAAGGTCAGTTCCGTCACCAAAGTTTACTGTATCTGCTGCACCGTCAAATGCTACAAGAGCTAGAAAATTAATTTCTATAATTCTTGAATTAGCAGGTAATACAAGTCCTGTATCTACAAAACTTCCAGCTGAAAGAGCTGCTTGAGTCAATAGTCCTGATGATTGAGTCATTTGTACGAAACCCATGTTTCTTAATTTACCAATTGTTGTTCCTGTTGTGTTTGAGATCGTTCCCGCTTTTATCGGTCCCGAAAATGATGTTGTTGCCATGATTATTCTCCTAGTTGATTCTACATAGTCTCTAGGCCGTCGACTATACCGCGTCCATGCAGAAAATTAATATATTGTATAGTGAGATATTTATAGCTTATTTTTGAATAGAGTGCAAGAGATCCTACAGTGTGGAGTCGAATTTTCCAACGATGTAGCTTGTTAATTAAGTAGCTACTGAAACTTCTGGAGCAGAACCGTCTATGTTGTTCTGTAAGTGAGCTAATCTAGCTTCTTCAAGCTTGATATCAGTGATGATCTTTTTAACTTTATCGTCGATCTTCACCATATTAAGAGTGTATCTATTATTATCTAGATGCTCCTGTTCCCACTTCAACTCCAAGGACCTTTTTTGTTTGTATAGGTCTTGTATCATCGATAACCTCTTCGTAAGTTATTCTATTTAATCCCGAATGATAACTGTCCCCGAGATATTCCCAGACTATACCTTTTTCTCCAATTTTGTCAAGGATAGCTTTTTCAATACTTTCTGGATTATCCTCAGCTAATATTTCAAATTTAGTGTGGTAATTATAGGCCCAGATAGTGATGAGAGTTTTTTTCATAGTTTGTCTTTCTACTTACATAATGAGGCAAGATTGTGTCTTGCCTCA